CAAGCCATCCGTTCCGTTTTCCAAAACTGGGGGCTTTTAGAAGCTCCGAAGGAGGATGTCCGAACAACCGAACTCCCTCCAGCTTCTTGATTCCCCATTCGATTCGTATGACGGCCGCCGCGAGAGCGCAAAAACGCTCTTGGGCTTTTCGCTTGTCTATCTCACCGGATATTTCACCGACCCGCCTGCCTCATTCCACTCTGAACTCATCCATGCGTTAGAAAGCGACGACGACCGCCGCTTGCTCATCATCGGCTTCCGCGGTTCGGGCAAAAGCACCCTTGGCTCACTTGCGTTGCCCTTGTGGGCTGCACTCGAACATCCGGAGCAGTACCCCTTCATCATCTTGGTAGCCGATTCCAGCCGCCAGGCGACGCTCAACATCAGCGCCATCAAGCATGAGCTCGAAACCAACGCCCTTATCAAACAGGACTATGGAGAAATCAAAGGCAACGTCATTGAAGACTTTGCTCTGAAGGGCGAAGGGGAAGAGTGGCAAAAGCAGAACATCGTTCTTTCGAACGGCGTCCGCATCCTTGCGCGGAGCCGTGGGCAGAAGGTTCGCGGCCTCCGTCATCTCCAACACCGGCCCAAGTTGGTAGTGATCGACGACCCGGAGGACGGGGAGTGGATTCGCACCAAAGAGAACAGGGATAAAACCGACCGCTGGCTCCATTCAGAAATTATGCCGGGTATGGACGCCCGCAAAGGCAAGCTGGTTGTCATCGGCAACCTCTTGCACATGGACGCATTGCTTTCCCGTTTGAAAGCCCCAGGCACGGGATTCAAAGTCCTTGAGTTCCCTCTGATTGATTCCAAGGGCATCTGCACCTGGCCCGCGATGTACCCCACCGCGCAATCCCTCAAGGACAAAGAACGTGACATGGGCGCGATCGCGTGGCAGCGGGAAATGCTGCTGAAGATTGTGGCGGACGACGAAGCCATCATCAAGCCCGAGGATATCCATTACTACGACGAACGCCCCACCGGCATAGCAGCGATGAAAGGCCACGGGGTTGACCTGGCTATCTCACAAAAGGAAGGCGCGGACTACACGACGGACGTCGAAGGCGATGTGCACTATCTCGATGGAGCGCCGAAGATCTACATCCTCCCTGACCCGTACAACGAACACGTCACGTTCCACGACTTCATGGTCTATCTCCGGAACGTGCCGGGCGAACGCAAGGGTTCGCACATTTTCTTTGTTGAGGACGTGGCATACCAAAAAGCGGCGATACAGGAGATGGAGCGCATGATGCTCCCGGTCGTTCCCATGCGCCCGACAACGGATAAGCGGAGCAGGCTACAGGTCGTCGCGCCGCTCATCAAGAACGGAACCGTGCTGTTCCCACGGACGGGGTGCGAACAGTTGCTCGGGCAGATTTTCAATCTTGGCGTGGAGTCGCATGATGACCTCTGCGACGGGCTGACCACGTTGCTTCAAGGCTTGATCGAGCAGGGCTTGGAGCTGCCGAAGATCCATTGGATTGATGCTTGAGTTACTTGGCCACCCTCCAAACGCCATTCTCTTTAATCAACTCAGTTTGATCTCCTTCGTTTGTGCTGTTGTCCTTAAAATGAATGTTCGCAACAACTATTGCCCCTTCTCCCCTCTTTTCTTCGCTCTTGATTTCAATGCTCGTCATAGTTCCGTTTCTCGTGGAACTGTCGCAGAGACCCTTCATACCGCCAGCCATAGCACCGAGTTCCCCATCTATGGTTTTTTGGAGGCTTGTCGTATACAGATCCTTAGCTTTAGAGTACTCACCAGCATTACACGTTTCGAAGAGCTTTTTAACGACGCTAGACGGGCTGGAGAAGTCAAACGCATTGCTTACAGAGTTCCCGCCCGCAGAACATCCGTCGAGCAAAAAACACAAACACGCTCCGATTAAACCGATGTATCGTCCCATAGCTTGGTTCCTTCCTTGGATCGCAACATTCTACCGGATTTCTTTCCCTGTGCATAGGGGTCAATTGCCAAATCCCGCCGAACCTCTAGAATTCAAAGCACATGGAAGCCCTCCAAACCCTCCAAGTCCGCCGCGTTCCCTTTTCAGCCGACCTGCTCCAGCCAGGGGATTATTGCTTCATCGCCAAGCGCGAGCCAATTCGCACGTTTGATATCCAGCGCTTACAGCCGCCGCAGGGTTTCTTCCGCCTTCTCTTGTGGGGCATGTTCGGCAAGAAAACTGCCCTCAAGGAAACGATTGAAATCGTGTGGCCCGACTACGATGCAATCGTGATGAACTGCCCGCATTGCAGTCAGCCAATAGCGACCACGAAAGACCACAGGATTGTGAGCATAGAGCCGCTCACCATTGTAAAGCCTTTGGCGTGCGCCTATTCGCGCGGGGTTGGACGGTACGACGCGCCGACAATCGCTTTCGAAATAAAGGACGGAAACATCATGCCCGCGTAATGGCATCGCCCACCCTCAACGCCAAACAAAAGCCAAGCTGGTCCATCCGCAGCGCCTTTAAGCGTCTGAATCCGTTCGCATCCCGCATTGAACCGGAGTTGTATTCCCAGGAGCAGGGCGGCGTGAAAATGACCCGCTACGGAGTGGTGAAGGGCGTTGGAGGGAAGTTCAGCGAGATCGAATCAGGCAACCAGTTCGTCATCGAACGGCCGGGCGCGAATCACATCGACCCCGAACGGGCGATGGCAAACAACAAAGGGTATGTCTATGCTGCGGTGAATGCGATTGGCCGCGAGGTGCAGAATACCGACTTCCGTTTGTTCCAAGAGAGCGGCAAGGACCGAGAGGAACAGACCGAACATGCCGCGCTTGACCTTTTGGACAGCGTGAACTCGGACATGATTGGCTCCGAGCTGAAGTACCTGACCTCCGCCCATCTGAACCTTGTCGGCAATTGCTACTGGCTTTTGACGGACAAGGCAGGCAATCCCGTTAAGGACGAGCTGACGAAACCCGACGCCATCTATCTCCTCGACCCAACCAGGACAAACGTCATGGTTGACCGCTCGCAGTTCCCCTTCAAAATCACGGGCTACAAGATGCGGATAGAAACGCGCACTATCATCTTTAGTCCCGCGTGCATCATCCACTTCCGTTTGCCCGACCCTGGCAATCAGTACGAAGGCAAAGGCATCGTACAATCCGGCGCGGAGTACATCGACAACGATAACTATGCGATGGAGTTCAACCGTAAGTTCTTCATGAACGGAGCGCGGCCGGCCGGCTTCCTTGAGAGCGAAGCAGTTGCTGAAACCCAGATTGAATCTCTGAAGATCAGCTTCATGGATATGCACGGCGGCATCGAGAATATGAACCGCATCGCCGTCTTGCCCAAGGGAGTGAAGTGGGTCGGAGCTGGAGCAACGCCGAAGGATATGGACTTCAAGAATCTGTCGCTCGTCATGCGCGACCGAATTCTTATGCTATTCGGTATTTCGAAAACTATTTTAGGCACCGCCGAATCAGACACCAACAGGGCAACCGCGGAGACAGCAGACTACGTATTTTCAAAGCGTGTTGTCAAGCCGCACATGCAGCTCATCTGTGGATATTTGAACGAGAAATTGATTCCGCGCTACGGGGATGATTTGTACATCACGTTCATCGACCCCGTGGCAGAGGACCGCGCCGCACGCACGACCGAGATGCAAGCATCCGTCGGCAGCCAGCCCGTGCTTACGATCAACGAAGCTCGCGAAAACTTCATGGGCCTGGGGCCGATCGACGGAGGCGATGTGCTCATGCACCCGACCGCCATGGCTCCGGTAGGCGAAGCGGCGCCGGGCGGCAACGGCGACGTCGACCCCGAAGCCAACGGACCAGCCCAAAGTGATGCGAATAAAACAATGAAAGCCGCGAATGGCATGCGCGTTGCCTTCCGGCCTATCAGGACTAAGCTACGCACCCGCGCCAAGCAGCGCCAGGAGTTGGGCGGGAATCTCGCAAAGAAAATCGCCGATGCGTTGAAGGAAAAGCTCGCGACCAAAGCATTCGAATCATCGAAGGAAAAAGATGAAGCGGTCTGGAAAGAGTTCAGCGAGTACACCCACGCGGCGGAAAAGGAGATTACCGAGACAATCCAGAAGCTGAACGCCGAGCAGAAAAAGGAAGTCCTTGCCAATCTGCCGAATGCCACGAAAGGCATCGACCCTTCCAAGTTGTTCAATCTCGACAACTGGATTTCAATTACCACGAGCGCGCTCACGCCCACGATGGAAACTTTGTTTGAGCATCAAGCCCTCGCAGCGGCAGCGGAGATCGGCAAGCCGGACCTGAATCCGTTTAACGAAACCACCCGCGCGGCGGTGAAGCAGTCCGTCCAGATGATGTCCGAAAGCTACAACCAAACCACGTTGGAGGCTCTTGAAACGCACATCAACGAAGGCATCCAGGCCGGGGAATCGCTAGCAGATATTTCAAAACGCGTTGAGCAGATTTACGAATGGAGCGACACGTCCCGCGCGGCGACCGTGGCAAAGACTGAATCTTTCCGCACGGCCAACAGTGCGCTCAAGGAAGCGTGGAAGCAGTCCGGCGTCGTGAAGACGGTCCGGTGGTACACAAGCGACCTGGATAACGTCTGCCAGTTTTGCGAATCCATGAACGGCAAGACCATTCCGATTGACGACGTCTTCTTCAAGAACGGCGATTCGATAACGGCGGGAGATGGCGACAACGCAAAGACCATGTCGCTCGATTACGGTGACGTTGGTTTTCCGCCTCTTCATCCGCTCTGCGCTTGTTTCATCCGCCCGCAAGATATTGCAATCTAAGTTATCAACATGGCGCAAATCACTAATCCTCTTTACTGTTAAAGCAAATGACACTCGATGGCGTAGCCAACTTCATAAATCTGACGGTAAGCGAGGGCTACGATGAGAACGCGTACGTGATCGGCGTCGAGTCCGGCGGGGCTACGCTGCCCGCGGCTCCATTCAACGTCATTTATTGGAACTCGACCGACTACCCAAGTCCCGACAAAGATCCGGATGTAGAGATTGACCGCGTCATCTCGGTTGTGGGGAATGTCATCACCCTGGCAAACAACGGCACCTCCCGCACGGCGCAGGAAGGCACAACGGCATCGGCCAAGAACACGCCCAGCAAGACCTATTCCCTGATGCTCGGCATCACGGCCAAGATGATTGCGGATATCAGCAATAATCTCCAGAAGCCGTGGCGCCTGGTTACGGTGAACGGCGCGATCGACGGCAGCAACGTAACTTTCACGCTCAATGGTTCGATTGCACCCTTCGACCCAAACTCGCTTCAGCTATCGCTCGCCCGCCAGCCACAGCTTCAGGGTATTGACTACACGTTCTCAGGCACTACCATTACCTATGTAACACCCCCCGTTGTCGAACTCGCAGGTCAACCCCACATTTGTCAGTACCAATGAAAACGTTTCGAACCATCGCTATCGCTTTCGGAGTCGCCATCGCCTTGCAACTGGCTGGCGTTTCGTTTGCGGCGCCGTTTCCCACGGGCTTGGGCGGAACGGGAACATCCACCACTCCACTGGCGGGGCAAGTGCCCATCGGGACGAACGTTGGAACGTACGGTCCGGCCTATCTTCTTTGTACCGGGAATTGCTCGGTAGCCACTTCGAGCGGAGCAATTACCATCAACGTTCCGCCGCAGACGACATCAACCGTTCAGATTCTTCCGGTTGCAGTAGCCGCGAACAGTTTTTCAATCGTAGGGGACGGGACGTACGTCAGTGTGACGAATCCGGGAACATCGACCATTCAAGTTTCACTCTCAACCGCCAAAGTGCTCCAGCTCCTTTCGGCCGCTTCACCGCTCACGTATAACAGCTCGACTGGCGCGTTCTCTTGCCCGTCCTGTCTTACGTCGCTGAACGGCGCCTTGCTCGTGGCGAACAATCTTTCGGATGTTGCCTCGACCTCAGCCGCGCGGCTCAACCTCGGTTTGGGTTCGATTGCAACCTTCAGCAAGACGGATTACCTTACATCGAGCACGCTCTATGTTTCGTCCGTAAATGCCTCGAATGGAGCGGTCACCATAACCTCATCCTCGCTTGGGGTCATCGGCCCTTCGAACTTCTTGGCGTCTTCCACGCAGTATGTGTCGAGCCTGAATGGGGCGACGGGAACCGTAACCATCACGTCGTCATCCCTCGGCGTTGTCCAGTTCGCGACGACGACCATCAACGGCAATCCTTCGCTCACCTTCTATATCGTGGGCGACGGTACGACGGTCACCTCGACCGTATCGGGAGCCACGACGACCTTTTCCATAATCACGAGCGGCAACTGGTCCGGCCCCTGGCAGGGCGTCAGTTCCTCGACGTTTTACCTTGCCAGCAATCCGAAAGGATACGGCACTTCGAATGTTTCGACCTCGACGGCAAATACGTGGATCGCTTCTCAGACGTTTGCGCTAGGAACAACGAGCGCTCAAGATTTTGAATCGACTCTGTACGCCGATCAGTTTTCGGGTTCGGACATGAGCGCGAAAATAAACTCGGCCTACGCGAGCTCGTCCGCGACTGGCGTGGGCATAGGGGTTTCTACGAATGTGTGGAATGATTTTACGCCGATTGTCATCGCTTCGAGCGGGGTTCCGGCGAGTATCTCGTGTCCTCCGGGAACACAACTCAACTTTCAAGCCAGCACGGGTACCGCTCTGAATTTTAACGTTGGAAACAATTTAGGAATTCTTACAGGTCTCGGTACATGGGGATGTTTTTATAAGGCACCATTTGCGCCGCTCGGCACGACGAGCACTGTTGGGATTAGCATCTTGTCGCCGGGAGTAGCTGTAGAGAATAGCGCGGTGGAACATTACAATGTTGGAGTGACGTTTGGGTCGAACGCCTATCGGGATACGCTGATGAACACCAATGTCTTCAAGAAC